TGGCAATTCTAGTTCCTGTATCTTGCCCCGCTACCTGTCCTGTAACTGCACCGATTGTAGCCATTGCAAATAATCTAAAAGCATCTGAGGCATTTATATCTACATAGGAAATGTTTTCTGCTTGATCGTATGTATAAACATAATCGGTTGTATAACCGCTAAACAGGTAATAATCTTGACCATTGTATTCAGCAGATATTCTAAGTTTTCTTAATGGTGTTAAATAGCCATAAAGATCAGAACTGGTATTTTGTGGGTTAAATCTTCCGTTTTGGTCATAGATACGAATGGTGCAAGTACCTGCCTCATAAGTGTCTCTAGGTATGTTACGACCACGATTGATTTTAATTGATCTAGTTACATCTGTTAAATCTATAACTAAAGAAGGCGCAGTTTGATCTGACAAAATACCAACACCTAAAACACCGTTAACAGGGTCACCAATAGTAAAAGGGTTACCAAAAGTAGCCCCTGAACTAAAGTTAAGGCTTATGTTAAGTACTGGTAATGACATGTTATCTAAAAGGGTTAATGGATGAGAAAGAACCTGAGGCGGATGAGTTAATCAAACCATTGCGCAATTCACTTAACAATCCTTCAGTAGCACCGTTTACATTGATTACAGTAGTTGCTCTTGTTTCCATACCGCCATACAGACCGCCGCTTTCCCTGTATCTTTCTCTAGCAATCTCAGCAACACTCATACCGGCATAAGCATCTCGACCAACTAAGGTTTGTGCTAAATCAGTGTAATAACTAGGTGTTCCTACAACTGGCTTTCCTGCTAGAGGGTTTTGCATTTGACTTAACAATTTCATCATCAACATAATCTGTTGCAACAAAATGTCAATATCTTTAGACCAGCCTTCAAACGGATAAAGCGCTTTAGGCAGTTTGGCAATAGCCTCAGCAAGGTTAGTAGTTTGTAATTGAGACTTGACTAACTCGGTTGCCAGTTTAGCGGCTTCGTTTGCATTTTGCTGAATTAAAGCCAACTGTAAAGATAATCTTAGTTTTTCTTGCTCTGTAACTTTACCTTGAAGGGCTGCATAAATCTGTATTTGTTCAATGTCAAATAGGCTTGAAATCTTTTCTAATTTCTTTCGATCTTCTTCAAGTTTTCTTTGTTGGGCAACTAAAGCCTTTTCCTTGGCAATTGCGGCTAATCTTGATGCCGCCAACTTCTTTGCTTCTGCCTGTAACTTTAATTGCTCTTTGTAAGCCTTTACATCCATGGTTCTTGAAACAGGGTTAAAAGGTACGGCTAAGTTTAACTTAGACTCAAACCGAGGGTCATCTGGAGATAAAGTTGGATTTTGTAAACCTGTTTTAGTAATTAAAATAAACTTGCTAAAACCTTTAATTAAACCAGATATTTTTGAGGCAAGAGTGTCAATGCTGCTGCCATATTTCTCAGGGTCGCCAAAAGCAGCATCTAAAGCACCAACTAATTCCTTGCCAATCATTTCTTTAGCATCTTCAGTTTTTGCTCTTAAAATGTCCATTTTGCCAGCAAAAGACTCAGCCGCTATTTTTGCTTGACCTTGAAACCTATTACTCAGATACTTGGTAATCTTGTCTAAATCCATTGTCTTTATTTCGGCTTTGGTCAAACCAATTCCGAGTTTACCGAGTGCGGTATTTTCTCCAAGTACGGCTTTTGATAACGCATCTGTTACCGATTGTAAATTTGCGCCAGTTCCAGCCGAAGTATCTAAGGCTATTGAAAGTAAGTCTTGAGCCTTTTTAGCATCTAATGTGGCGTTAACTAAAGTAGTAAATGCCGGACGAAGTTGGTCATCAAGAACTCCGGTTGTGTTTTGTAAGTTCTGAATAAATCCAGCAGTACTTAATACTGCATAATTCTGACCTAAGTTTTGTAATGTTTTAGATAGTTGGTTGGCTGCCTTTGTATCATCTGCAAAAGCCTTAATAGAACTTTTACCAAATTTTAAAGTTTGATAAGCACCTAAAGCAATACCTAAGGTCTTGGCTGATTTGGTTAATATGTTAAGTGACTTGTTTGCTGCCTTTACGCCTTTGTCTTTGTAGGTGCTAACAATTGGAATTTCAATGCCTGATGCACTCATGCTGCAAGTCCTAATCTACGCTTTGTACTTGAATTAAATTTTAAAATGGCTGTATCAATAGCCTTAAAAGTTGCCTTAGTTACTTTGCCTTGATCTTTAGCAAAAGCGGCATAAAGTAATCTACCCTTGTTCTTGCGTCCTCTACCAATGCTTTCTAACCTAGCCTCATCATCAATAGAGTTTACAAAATGATAACCTGCAAAAGGGTTATTGCTGTTGTAGTTTCTTGTTGCCCTTGCAATCTTTTTGCCTTTGTAAAAATAATAACCTTCAGTACCCTGAGTAATTTGATTTTGGTAATAGGTACTTTGAACAGGCGCTCGCCCATCAGGGTTCTTTCTTCCTGCTGTTTCATAAATAGCACCAGCAGCAGACCTGTTTAATAATCTATAAACATTAACAAATCCAGAATTATTGCGGCGTGAACGCCCTAAAGAATAAGTTAAACCTTTACGGATAACATCTGGGTTGTACTTTGGAAATCCTCTTGCTTTGCCAGCAGTTCTAGAAACTACTTCCTTGCCTTGATCTTGCCAGCCACTCAAACCCTGTATTTGATTTGGTACATTAGTTCTGGCTTCATTTACAACTTCACGCATTGCAGATCGTATTTCTTTGTTCATTTCTTTATAGAGGTCAGGCGCAAACTTCTTTAAGGCTTTTTGAACCTCAACGATACCTTTTACCTCTACTGGCATTTTCCACCTTCTTTGATCTATCTTTTAGATAAGCCAATGTTGCTAAAAACATTGATCTATCCATGTTAATAAATTCGCTATGCGGTATGCCTGTCTCAACTGCTAAAGATGCAATTAAATAAGTAAGATCATACCGCGTTACCCATTTGGGGAATCAGCGTCCATAAGTTCTACTTTTGCAAGTGTCTCTAGGTACTTTTCCCCAAATGGTGCAACTGTTACACCGGCACGGCGCTCGGCTTCCCATGAAAGCCAATAAACATCCGATTGCCGTTCTTCGTCTCTGAATCTTTTATGAAATCCAGTTTTAAAATTTTGTTCAAACGCATACTCAAGTGCAGGGGTGATGTCATAATCTGCCACTTCCCCTGAAGCCTTGGACACTCTGAGTTTAATCATTTATTACTCCTTAGAAAGTACCTGTTGTAGCAACGGCAACTGCACCGTTGATAGTCCATGTTACATCCTGAGTACCCAAATCGCCTACTGCACCGTTAATGTCGGTTGTGTTATTTACTAATGCAGTAAATGTGTAAAGAGGGTTTGTTGCGCTAACAGCAGTTGCAGCCTCTTGCAATAGAACGCAGGTAACTGAAGTACCCCATGCGCTCTGCAAGGTCTGTAAAACTTCGCTTGTCGCGGTGTCATTTAGGAAAGAAATTGTCACTGAAGACGCTTCCAAGCCTTTTACAAATTTGTGACCTGTGTCACCCATTGCGGTGACCTCAAGTTCATCAAATGAACGGTTTAGTGTGACGGCGGTCACATGGTCAGAAAGGTCAACGGAATTAACCTTTACGCCGACCTTGTTATTTAGAAATACAGCCATTGGTTATTCCTCATCTTTCTTTGAGACTGGTTTTGGCTTATCTGTTTTTGCTACTTGCCCGACTTTTTCAAGCCAAGCCTTGTCCTCTGAAGGAACATCTATAATTTCACTCATTGTTAACTCCAACTTGTCATGATTGATACGGACAGTTCTGCTGTAAGCATCTCACCGGCAACACCTGATAAAACAGTTGGTGCGGATACATTGCCAACACTTATTTTTAATGTGGTTGATGCTGCTAGTTTATTAAACACGCCAACCAACATATCTTCAATGCCTATTAGATTGCCTTGGTTATCTAACATTGGCACGATCATTACAATTTTAAAATTAGCCTTAGGTGCAACACTTGAGTAGATATTGTTAGATGGTTCAAGATATGGGTCATCCGGCTGAACAATTACTGAATTTGCAATGGGTGTAGCAGGTGGAAAGGCAAAGACCTGCCACACCCCAGCGTTCTCTAACGCTGTCGCAAGGGTTGACCTGAGAGTTGTAACGGCAACCGTCATTAGCCAACCAAGCCATTAGGGGCTAAATGGTTTGCAATTAACCCACGAACTCTAGCAATTAAAGTATTGCCCATGCGATAAGGTGAAGGCTGGAAATCAGGTGAAATGCCACCGGCGTTGCTTGCTTGTCTTGCTTGCCAAATATCAACCGCGATCATTGCGCTCGCTTGACGAACTTCGGCTATTGTTGCATAGTCAACATTAGTTGATGCAGATATTGTGCCGTAAGGTCTAACTAAATGTTTTAATTCTGTTGATACATGACTAATGACATAAGAAATTGAATAATCCGTTATTTTAGT